ATCTTTAATTGCTGTTTTACAATCAAATTTTCCACATTTATAACATAATTCTAATGCCATTTTAAAACCAACATACTTGTATTTTTTACCTCCACAAACACATAGGTCATCTTCAGTCATATTAAGACAACGCTTTGTTTATTAATAAGGATTACTTATTTGTTACATGGCTTCAGCAATATATATCTTTGATGACATGAAGACGTTTGATTGGTTCTATAAAGGTTATACAAAAGATAAAATGAGAAGAATAAAAATAATTGACATGTATGTACAAGATAAGAGTAAGCTGTATATCGTTACCAACACAAACGATCAAAAGGAAAGACCGTTCACACAAAAATCTCTAGTACATTTTAGGAATGGTACTTTGGGTGAACATGAAAATAAAGGTACTGAACTAATAAAATATGAGAAAATAAAATTCAACAGAAAGAAAATGCAACTGGAGTTCAATCCAAGATTCCTTAGAAAACCATTATTGAGATGGAAGGTTGACAGATACTTGGATGCAGTGTTTAGAAACGAGAATAAGATAATTGATTATGATCACAGATATTATGACTTTGAAATGGATAGAATAATATTTATATTAAAGAATGATTAATATTACTGTCTCCAAGACTTTGTACCATTAGACATTATCTGCTTCCAGTCCTTTCCGTGTTTTCTTCTCATAGATTTCCAGAACGGATCAGCACCGTGCATCCCACCTTTCTTATTATAATCTTTCATGTGGTTTGCAGTTCTTCTATGACATTTAAAACATAATCTGCAGTTTATCTGCTCCATGTTAAACTTGTATATTCCACAAAAATGACACATTCCATAATAGATAGGTTTGATTGATACTAATAACGGTTCTCTTCCCTTCTTTCCAGCACAGTCTCCACATATATCAGCAACCAAAGCACCTACTACATTAGAACCAAAACATCCGAAACAAAGACCTTCCTTGTAGTTGTTTACTGCTGTATATTCATTCCTTTGATGGATCTCAATAATTTTATTACCAATATCTGTTCCACCTGAGTTCAGGTCAAGTTTAGTAGCCATTATTTGTCTGCTAATATAACTTTCTTTAATGCCTCTTGAAGTATCATGTAAACGTTATTGGATGAATATGGGTCTTGACAAATCTTTCTACTTGTAATTTTAATATTCTCTATAGTCTCATCAATTACTGAATAGTCTGCACTATACACATCTGTTATTATTGGGGTTTTTGTTTTTTTAACTTTAGGTTTTTGTTTTTTTAATGCAAGTTTCTTTTTGATATCATCAGTCAGTGCTTTGTGCACTGAACATGACTCGTCATCGCATTTATGAAAACTCTTCGTCATCTTCCCACCTTTTAACATCTGCAAACTCATTCTTTACTATGTTGCGACATTCCCTTATTGTCATTCTTGTAGATTTTCTTAACTGTTCAACTGTCTTAGTCTTGTTCCAGTTAAAGTCTATTGCTGATTGTAATGTTTTCTTTACCACATCAAAGTTGTCTGGTGTAATACCTGTTTGGAAATTCTTCTGAGAGAGAGAAGTTCCATCTCCTGAACTTGGAGATCCTTGTGATACTCCACCCATATCAGATGGACGAGTTTGCATTGGTTGTCCAGAAAAGTTTTGTCTTAGTTCAACTGGTGCTGCAGTACCTCTACCTCTACCCATTTGCATTTCATCAATAGGTTCTGGAATTTGTGATGTCTTGAACTCTCCTTCTGCAGTTCTCTCTACTTTAAATCCCATCTGTTGTAACATTGCCATGTTTTCAATCTCTACTCCATCTCTTTGAAGTTCTGAGAGTTTGTCGTTCTCTTCTCCTGCTTCAAGTCTGAGATCCCAATCGTCTACACCCATGAGTTCTGTAAATCTTTTAAAGAATGATTTGTATAGAATGTCCTGTCCCCATTTGACAGCTCTGTTAGTGATGGTTACTTGCAATCCTTCTTGACTCCATCCACCTACCATCTCTCCATAGTATAATGGTAACACACCATAGACAGCTCCAATGATTTGTCTTAGTTCTTTTCTAATTTCTATAAATTGTAACTCTTGTAATGTTCCAGTAAAGTCTAACCACTGTGCCATGTTCTGTCCACCTTTATCAGATTCTACCATAAGTGGATGTATCATGTATGGATCTTCGATTGCTTTCTGTTCAAGTGCATCCCATGACTTTCTGAATGTCTCATAGTTACGAGAGGCAACTACAAGTAGTCCTCTTGGTGGTCTCATCTTGTCAAAGTATTTTCTGATATATTCATCCATATGTGATAAAGCCATAGCCTTACTCCACACTGCATAGATAGGTGAGAATCCATAAATTAATGATGGTTTGTATTTTCCTGCTTTCCATATAACTTCACCCTCGGCATAAATTACACGTTTAGGATGTGGTACACCTATTGAATAAACAGAGTTAACTTCAAGTATCCCTTTCAATGCCTTTGCGTTACATTTATCACATCTGTCACTGTATAATCTTGTTTCTCTATGCTCAAATCTAGGACAAACATATATTTTCTGTCTCTTGTCATCATAACCAATTCTACCATCAGAGTCAGCAATCATGGCTACCTGAGGTGGGTCTATTCTTAACAGTTCTTTAATCTCAGTTTTTGCCTGATCAATTTCACCAGTAACATCATCAATATAATAATTCTTTAGCATAAGCAAGTAAGCATTATCTGCAATCTCCAAGTCTCTTTCTAATTGTCTAGCAACGTCTTCCAAGTTTTGGGAGTTTCCATTAACTGGATTGTTAATTAAATCTTCCAATACTTTACGGTGTTCAGGTACAGGTATTCTTAAATCATAACTTTGACAGGAATCACATTGTACTTTTGCAGCAGTCTTTGTATTTGGCTTCTCTCCCTCTACTGTAATATTAGGAGCATATTGAAATTCTTTAGAACAGTTATTACATTTGTATTTAAATCGTTGTTTGATCTCCCATCCGTTCTTGAACATCTCTCTGTTCAAGGTCTCAATAGGAATACGTAAAGCATCAATGTTATCAGCCAGTTCATAAATCATTATGAGAGGGAATGGAAAAATTGGTAGTTTGGCACCTGTGTCGGTAGCCATGTATGGCTGGGCAACTGATGGTCTTGTTGTAGCTTCAGTATAACCTTTATTCACTGGAGTAAGTGATTTTCTAATACTACTTATTCTAGCACGTATACCCATAAGTACTGATATAATTAATGGTTAATAAACTTTGTTAGGTATTTGTAATTTTGACGTTATGTATGTTAAATTTTTAAAAATCTAGCAACCAATCTTATCACGGTCGCCATGATCAACACATTTTATATCTCTGCCTGTAGATTCAGAACAAGAACACTTTTTGACTACTTTTTCTTTTGTGGCTAGCACAACGGGAATATTCTCCCTTATAGCCTCATTGTCCTTGGTCATATATTGTATAATATATATCCCAATATAAAGTTTGTTATTTTATTAAAGTATTTAAAGTATAAAGTATTAATTAACCTATGGTAGATTTTGAATTAATAGATTATAAAACAGTGATAAAGTGGTTCGAGTTATGTTTCGGTAACAAACCAGACCTACTGGACATGCAGGATAAGAAAACATTTTGGAAACTATCATTCCTCTGCGAAGATAAGATAAAACATATCAAGGGAGAACTAGCAGATGCAGAAGAAGATGACGATAACGATAACGAAACAGATGTATAACATATGTTTTTGCGAAGCAAAAAGGTGATTAGGTAAGTTTATATTACGTGGCGTATACATATTAGTTAGTCGTCAGGGATTACCCGAAACACTCCGAAACAAACGGTAGCCCTCTTAGACTAATTAAAATTTAAATGTAACTACTGATATAATATATTATGACTGATCGGGAATGTGATTTTTGCCATGAATTATTCGTGAAAGGGACTGGTCATTTATGTTGGTGTTCGGAATGTTCAAAAGCACATCCAATGTGTAATACATGTTATGAAATGGGAAAAGAGGGAGGAGATGTTGTTGATGTAAACATACCAAGAAGAAGCATATCTAATAAAAATAAGGAAAAATACACCTAAAAAATCAGATACACTTTTATATAACAATCACGTAACATATATAGGTTAAAAAACTCGTTGCACCAAGTCGGTGTTGGGTGAACACGTAAGTTTCACCTTTCCCTCCATAGGAGCACAAGGAGATTTGTTACACGTATTCGTCCTATTTCGTAACAAATTTCCAGACTCACCTTTTTACGGTCTGACCAAACATTTATATTAAAGAAATTACATGTGGATGTATGTTCAAATCATTGACAAAAGTATTGGATGCAATAGATGAGGCATTTCCTACCAAAGAGTTCAATCATAAAGAATTCAAAAAAGCTTGGTTAGGAGATGACTAGGTCTTTTTTTTATTATGTCTAAAATATTAATATTCTTTTTATCTTTGTTTTGTTTTGGTA